GCCGGGTTCAACTGGCCGCCACTTTCCATCGCGGCAAAAGAGCCAATCAGCATCTCGCCAGAGGCCGTTAGTCGGGCTGGCCCCGACAGTTGCGCCGTCACATCCAGACGATCCGTTGACAGCTTCCCGTCCCGCATCCTGCCGCCCTGGTAGCCACCCTTGTGATCCGTCATCGCTGGCGTCGGCCAACCCGCCATCAGCACGAAGTCGTTCAGATTGTTCGACCGATCCGGGTTCTCCACCCGATCCTCCCCGCCCGATCTGAAGTCCCGCATCTGCGGCGTCGGCCAGCCAGCCCGCTGCACCTCGAATGACAGCTTGAGGCTGTTGCCCGTCCCTGACGGAGCCAACCCGCTCTGCTTGCTGTCCTGAACCACTGGAGTCTGCCAGCCCAACAAACCAAAGGCGCTGTCTGATGTGCGGCGCGCCGACGCCCGCAGCGCACAGATCTGCCGCCCCGAAGGCGTAGCCCGTTGCTTCCATGTCAGCGTGTACAAGGTCGAGCCAGCCGAGGCCGTCCTTGCTTGCAACCTGCTCGCCAAAGACGACTGGAGGGCGGCACTGGCTGATGAGGTGGTGCCAGTGAGGCCAGAGGTGCCGCTGGTCATCAAACCCGCCTCTTGCACCTGCCGCGCTGAAAGGCTGGCACGGGCAGCTTCCTGTCCAAACAGGACGGTCGTCGGCCCAGCCTGCGGATCGCAGGGCGTAGGACCAGACCCCGATCCCTGCGAAGAAGTGGCACTGGGTGAACTCCCGCAGTTCATCAGGGGTAACATCGACAATTGATCGTTCATCCACCACTCCATCTGCTATGTGGCCTTGCTTGATAAGTTCCCGCAGCCACGCGGCGGCCTTGGGGTCGATCTCGTTGTAATAGGCTGGCATCACCACCCCATCCCATGACCAAGAAGCAGCAGGCCGTAGCCGCCGCCAAAGATTGCGATGACGCCGATCAGGTCGGCGAGGATGTCACGGATACGCATGGCTTATTTCCCTTTGTTTGCATTAATTGCGGCGCTCAAGCGCAGGCGCAGTTCAGCGCGGCGCAACAGAAACATGATCTCGCCAGTGTCGTGGTAGTTCGGGTGGTCGTCGGTGTAGTTGCGCTCGATGTCGCGGTCGATGCACTCCAGAGCCGCCTCGGCCTGCTCCAGCGTGATGAGGATGGTTGGTTCTGACATGTTGCTCTCCTATCAAAAAGGTGGGTCTGGTTGGTCTTTGGTTGGTTTCCACTGTGGCGGCGCGTAGGCCGCTGGCTTCGGGCGGGGTGCTGGCTGGGCGATGACGCCCAGCAAGTCTAGTTCATCGTCGCGTTGCTTGTGATAAAGCCAATCGCCGTAGTCCTCTTCGTAGCGGTGGCGGGTCATATGAATGTCACGGTCAGGTTTCGGGGCGCGTTGATTAAATATTGCGAGGAAGGATGAACACATCCTTCGCGTAGCGCGACTTGTGAAAGGGCATGGCGTTATTTTTGATCCAATCAAAATTCACGCTATCAGTGATCCAAAACTCTCCGTGGTAGAGGCTGTAAGCAGTCATCTGGTCGTCTCCTTGTTTGCTAGTTCGTAGGACCACCATACAGCCTACCGCACCGCGTGCAAGATAAAAATCGACATTGACATGAATAATTTTCGCGCCCATAGATTGGCCATCGAAAGGAGGCAAACATGAACCTGCCAAACAACGCACTGCTATCGGCCTGGCTTCGGGCGCGTGGGATGAAGTCCGGCGCATTTGGAAAGCTGATCCCGGCCAAGAAGGATGTCATCAGCATGATCCTCACCGGCAAGCGCCTGCCAAAGCCAGAGATTGCCAAGAAGATCGAGCAACTCACAGGCGGCGACATCAAGGCCGCGAATTGGATTAAACCGGGAGATCTGGCATGAACCGCTCCGAGATCCTCGACACCGCCAAAGAGTACGTCACCAAAGATCGCGCAGGCACGCACGGCGACGCGGAGGCTAATTTCGGTTTGATCGCCGCGTACTGGTCGGCCCACCTCGGGCGCAACATCAAGCCTCACGACGTGGCCGTCATGATGACGCTCCTGAAGCTGGCACGCGCCAAGTCGAACCCGGCGCACGCTGACAACTGGATCGATGGATGCGGATATCTGGCCTGCGGCGGCGAGATTGCTGACAAGGAGAACGACATGCAGGCCAAGATGATGGTCGGCTTGAGGGGCGAGGCTCTCTAAACACTCAGACCGTCCACAAAATGGACGGTCTTACTTTTTGTGCGCTTTGATCCACTCGACAATCTGCGCGCTGGCATCTTCGGCACCTTTGCCGACGACAACCTTGTGGCCCAAGCCTTCAAGATGCAAGATCATCGCTTCTTGCTCGGTCGATAGCTTTCCGCCCTTCACGCGCTTCATCTCAATCCACAACCGCCACGCCGGGACATGAAGATCCGGGATGCCAGGCACAACGCCTTCGGCCTTCAGCCGTTTGGCTGTGCTAATCGCGCGATGTCCGCCGTTTGGAATGGCAAAGATAAGCACCCCCGGAAACTTGGCCCGAAACCAATTTACAAATCCCTCCTGCTCTTCCGTTTCAGAAGGGTGGGTCTTGCGTCCATTCATTGCATCCGTCCTCCTGTGCTTCATCTGGCACGATGTCGCGCCACTTCATGCAATACCGCTCATCAACCAAGTGCGTGCATGTGCGGCAGCTAGAACCCGTCTGCGAACATTTCTGCGGCAATTCGTTCAAGGCGCATCTCCTCTTCTGTCTTTTCCTTTGGCGCGCGTGGTTTGGCTGCACTGTAGTCTAGCTGCACGATCTCGTTAAACTTCGGGTTATCGGCCCGAGGCTTGATCTTGATCCGGCTGGGCCAGTTCCACATGGTGCATTGCCCAAGCGCGTCTGCCGTGGTCATGGCGGTGCTGTCCAGCGCCTTCATGCGGGCCTGATAGCGGCTTGCGGCATAGCCCCCATGATCCGGGCAGAGCCACTCGCTTTGCCGCACCATCCCGCAAACGTAAGTGACCTTCACGCTGTCGGGCTTTCCCTCTTTCTGGTGCAGGGCATACTCCACCGAATCAACATCAAGCCACTCTGCTTCGACCTGGGTCGACAGCATCGCGCCGCTGTAGCTTTTGGTTGAGTGGTTCAGGGCCGGCGCTGGAAACTCAAAGCCGCACTCGATGCAGTTCCTCACGGCTGCGTGATTGACCGTCTGGCACGCATCGCAAACCTTGACCGGCGCATCGCCACCCTTGCCTTCGCCCTTGGGCTTGACCTTGATCGCGTCAATGAACCCGTGTCGCTCGACGTTCTGGCCATAGTCCAAGATCAGGCAATTCGGCTTCGGGCCTTTGGCGATGTGCGCCAAGCGGCTTTCCTTGCTCTCCATGTCCACGCCATGCGCATAGACCGGCCGTGTGCCGCGCCCAACAATCTGAACGTAAAGCCCAGCGCTTGCCGTGGCCCGGACCAAGGCCACCAGATCGACGGCCGGGTGGTCAAAGCCAGTGGTCAGAACCCCGCAATTGATAAGCCCGCGCCGCTCACCGCGCTTAAAAGCCTCAATCTTGCCAGTCCGCTCACCCATCGGATCTTCGCCCGACACGACCTCGATGTCGAAGCCTTCCCGTGCAAAGGCTTTTCGGATCATGTCAGCATGACCAAGGCCAGATGCGAAAATCAGCCAAGCCTTGCGGCTTTGACCAAGCGCAACGATCTCTCTCACGGTTGCCTCAACCAATGCCGGGTCGCTGGCGGCCGTTGCAAGGTCTGTCTCGTTAAACTCGCCGCCGCGCATCTTCACGTTGGTCAGGTCAATCTTGTTCAGGCTGCCCTTTGATATGACCGGGGATAGATAGCCCTCGTCCATCAGCATCCCGACCGGGATGTCGTATGCAATGCCGTCAAAGATCGCCTCATCGCCCTTGTGCAAAAATCCGCTGTCCAGCCGGTAAGGCGTGGCGGTCAGGCCGACAATCTTCACCATAGGATTGCATTGCTTCAATTCGCTGATGAAGCGGCCGTATCGCGTTTCGCTGTTCTTCGGGATCAGGTGCGCCTCGTCCACCAGCACAAGATCGGGCGCAGGAACCATGTTCGGTGCTTCACGATAGACAGACTGGATGCCGGCAAAGGTGATCGGCTTATCCAGCCGCTTCTGGCCGATGCTGGCGCTGTAAAAGCCAATGTCCGCGTGGGGGACAATCCGCAGCAGCGTTTTGGCGTTCTGCTCCAGCAACTCTTTGACATGGGTCAAGATCATCACGCGCGTCCCGGTATACTCCATCGCGTCCT